TGGTTGAATTTCCGTTAGCGGAAGTTATGACCGATGCCAAGTGCGCCTATTTTAACACCACAGTAGCCTACGCGATGGGTTTTGCGTACTGGAACCGAGTCGGTCACATCGATCTGTTTGGCTTAGATTTTAGCTACGCGCACAACATTCACTTTGCTGAAGCTGGCCGCGCTTGCGTTGAGTTTTGGATCAGCAAGTGTCTTGAGAACGGTATCGGCATTGGCGCTTCGCCAAGATCTTCGTTATTAGACAGCAATGTCGGAGTAACCGAGCGATTGTATGGCTATCATCGCCTTGATGACCCGTTGGTTGCCATGCCGCAAGATGGCCAGTGGCATGTTTTTCAGCGATCAATGATGAGCGAGATGGTGAAAAAACATGGGCTTGAGACGATTGAAATGCCAAAAGCGCCGGAGCCTTACAAGGGATGATGAGTGACGATATAGGATTTCAGCTCGGCAATGTCATGGTTTCAACCACCCAGAACAAGGGCCATGATCCTGAATTCTGGGCCGAGCAGGTTACCAACAAGATAGTGGGAATTAGCGCGAACGCAGCGCCTCATGTCAGGCAGCAAGCTGAAGCTTTCAGAAAGACCGTTTATGAAGTAATATTGCATGGTATGAAAAACTCAATACGATCAGATCGCGTCACTATTTCAAACAGGTTGCGCGATCAGGGTCACGAAAGAATGGCGAACATTATCAAGGAGCTTTGAGATGGCCATCACCTCTGCAATTTGCACAAGTTTTAAACAGCAACTACTCGTTGGAACGCACAACTTCACGAACGGCGCTAACTCGTTCAAGTTGGCGCTTTACACCTCTAGCGCGACTCTGGGGGCGGGGACTACGGTTTACGTCACCACCGGTCAGGCTTCTGGCACAAATTACACGGCTGGCGGCTCTGCGTTAACAAACGTAACGCCTTTCGCCACGGGTACTACGGCGGTTTGCGACTTCAACGACCTCACCTTCAGTACAGCAACCGTCACTGCGAGAGGTTGTTTGATATATAACGACACCCAAGGCGATAAGGCTGTAGCTGCGATTGATTTTGGCGGCGACAAAACCAGCACCGCTGGCGATTTTACCGTGGTCTTTCCGGCACCAACCGCCACTGGCGCAATCATCCGATTGGCGTAGCGCCTTATGCCCTTGCAACAGTTAGACTTTCAGCCGGGAATCAACAAAGAGGCGACAGACTACAGCGCTAAAGGCGGATGGGTCGATGGTAATCTGATTCGATTCAGAAAAAGCCGTGTTGAAAAAATAGGTGGATGGCTGCAACTCGGGTCACAATACTATCTCGGTATTGGTCGAGCATTGCACTCGTGGATCTCTCTAGCCGGAACCCGGTTTCTCGGCGTTGGTTCAACGTGGAAGTACTACGTTGAAGAAGGCGACAGCTACTTTGACGTAACCCCCATCAGATTAACCACTAGCGCTGGAGATGTGACTTTCGGTGCGACCAACGGTTCTTCCACGATCACTGTCACTGATGCAGATCATGGGGCTGTCAACAATGACTTTGTGACATTCTCCGGTGCCGCCTCATTGGGCGGGTTGATTGTTGCGTCCGCGCTTAACCAAGAATATCAAATATCACTCGTCACAGGAGTGAATACATATGAGATTGTTGCGAAAGATACGGCAGGCGACACGTTGGTGGCAAACTCTTCTGACAGCGGTAACGGCGGAGCAAGCGTTGTCGGCACTTACCAAATTAATGTTGGTCTCGACACATACGTCAGCAGCTCTGGTTGGGGTGTCGGCACTTGGGGTGCCGGAGGTTTTGGATCAGCCTCTGCGATTAGCGCTGTAAACCAGTTACGCCTCTGGACGCATGATAACTTCGGCGAGAACTTGATCATGAACCCTCGTGGGGCTGGTATTTACGAGTGGATTGAAAACAACGGCGTATCAGTAAGAGCGGTTAATTTAGCGACCAGATCTGGCGCAAACTTGGTCCCAACGCTTGGCCTACAGGTTATAACCAGCGAAACAGACAGACATTTAGTTGTTTTAGGTGCTGATCCCATCAACACGGCAGGAACGGCCAGAACGGGCGTTATTGACCCGATGTTAGTGGCGTTCAGCGATGCTGAAAACGAGCTTGAATTCGAGCCTACCGCAACCAACAGCGCGGGTGACGTAAGGCTTTCGTCCGGCTCATTTATTGTTGGCGGCCTGAAGTCTCGTCAAGAAATTTTGATCTGGACCGATACTTCCCTCTACTCGATGAACTTTATCGGGCCACCGTTAACCTTTGCCGTCAATTTAGTTAATGAGGGCGCAGGATTACTTTCGCCAAAGTCCGCTGTTAACTCTCCCTCTGGCGTTTTCTTTGCCAGCAAGACCGGGTTTAACTTCTACAACGGCTCGGTGCAACGCTTGCCTTGTACGGTTCAAGAATATGTGTTTAATGACATCGATCTAGGTCAGGCGTTCAAATGCTTCATGAGCGTGAACTCCCGCTACAACGAGATGTGGTTCTTTTACCCCAGCCTCGAAGACGGCACTGGCGAGATAAGCCGGTACGTTACTTACAACTACCAAGAGCAAGCTTGGGCGAACGGTTCTTTGACCCGATACTCGTGGCTTGATGCGGGCATCGAAGATTTGCCAATCGCCTCCGCTACGGTTGGCAGCAACAACTTGCTGTATAACCATGAAACGGGTTACAACGATAATTTAGACGCAATGACCAACGTTTACGTTGAGTCGGCAGATATTGATATTTCTGCCGGCGAAAACTTTGCCTTCATGAAAAAAATTATCCCCGACATGGCGTTTGTTAGCGATGCAGGCGTAAGTAACGACCCTTGCATGAATATCGTGGTCAAGCGCAGAGACTATCCGGGTCAAGCGCTAACGACAGATTCAACTACCAAAGTTACGCCAACCAGCACTTTTAGTAACGTGCGAACAAGAGGCAGACAGGTAGTTTTCCGGTTTGAATCAGACGATGACGCATCCGACTTGAATCAAAAAAGCTACAAGTGGCGGCTTGGCGCTACCCGTGTCGAGTTGCAACAAAGTGGTCGAAGATGAGCAAGCTTCTAGAGACGAGATTACCGCTCGAACTCAAGGAATTTGTCACTCAAGACACATATAATCGCCTTGTTCGCATTCTTGAGATAAACTTAGGTGCGGTGGATATTACGATATCTCCGCATTTTAACAACGAGCAAATCGGTGAGTTACAATTTGCGACCGGTGCGATAATATTTAATTCGACAGAATCAATTCATCAAGCGTTTGATGGTAACCAGCTCAGAAATTTGTATGAGCATCAAACTTACCCAACTGGCGTTCAAGTAACGAGCGCGGTTGGAAACCTGACGGTGAGCACACCATGAGTCCAGAGCTAGAACAAAGAATTCAAAACTTAATGGGTGACCAGCCGATTAGCGAGCCTATGAATATGCGTAGAGCAGATGGCAGCAAAAAGTCTGCTCGCGGTTTTCTTGGGCCAGTTACAAATTATGCTAGTGGCAATCCAATGACTGAATTTTCTACGGATATGAATTGGCAAGGAAAAAAAATTGAAATACCCACAATGATCCCTTCGCTTTCTGATCAAGAGATAGAGTACATGAGAGGCATGAAAGAAGGGGAAGGTTGGAGGTTATCGGAGTCGGAAATTGAAAGAACAATAATAAATAAAGCCAAAAGGCATGCTCGCGAAAGACTTGAAAAAGGAAAAAACCCTTTTTATCAAGATGGAGAAGAAAAAATTCAAAACGATTTTGCAATACCTTTAGCCGCAGGCGGCGAAGTTAGTCAAGAAGAGATGATGATGCAGGCGATGGAGGCGGAGGCTGAAGCTCAGGCTGTGACAGATCCAGACGCTGAGATCAGAGCCGCAATCGACGAGATGTTGATGCAGGCTTCGCAGGCAGAAGACTCGACGGAACGCGATCAATACCTGCACCTAGCAGAAGCAGCGGAGATTGGCTCTAAAGCGCCGATGGCGCAGATGGCTGTTGAGCTAACTCAAGCTGGTCGCGGAGAAGATACGGCGCTGGCGCACCTGAGACCGGGCGAAGTAATCATTCCGCCAGAAGCTTTCGAGGACGAAGAATTCGAAAGTTTGATAGAGAAAAAGTTTAACGAACTGGACATTGACCCTCGCCGAATGGTTGTCGGCGT